CTCAATACAAGTACAAGCTGACCTACCCTAAGGGCAGTCAGAAGCCTGTCGTCAACGACCTCCCCAACCCCGAAGACGTCCCGTACTGATGAACAACCTCGCCAAGATCCGCGAGGCCCTGGTCGACGCGCTGCTCAAGGCGCCCGACCTTAACCTCCGCCGCGTGCGTCGTAAGCTCGGCATCTCCGGCCGCCAGACCCGCATCGCCTCCCGAATCGCAAAAGCCATGCGCAAGGCACAAGCCGCCGCATGACCTCCATGTCCGCCCCGACCCTTGTCCTGATCTCCGGCTTCGCAAGGGCGGGGAAGGACACCCTCGCCTCGGGAATCCTCGAATGGTCGACCCGTCCGTCTCGCAAGACGAACTTCGCAGACTATTTAAAAGACGCTGGGAATGACTTTTTGATGTCCCTGAACCTAGAGGGAAACTTCCACGACGATCGCTTCAAGACCCTACATCGGGACTTCCTCGTGGCCGGCGGACGCCTCGCCCGCTCCCTGGACGTCGACATCTTCGCCAAGAACCTCGCCAACTTCTGCCCGATCCAGATGGCGCCCGGTGAACTTGCCCCCGAGACGGTCGTATGCTCTGACCTCAGATATGCCAATGAGGTCGCCGTCTGTCAGGATACGCTGCACGACCTAGGCTGGAAGGTGCGCACAGTCTACGTCGCCACCGCCGGCGTCGGCCCCGCCAACCAGGAGGAGATGGACAGCATCCTCGAGATCCGCGAGAAGCACGCCTTCGACCTCGAGCTGACCTTCGCCCCCAACTCGCGGAATACGATCCTCATGGAGGGCCGCTATATCGCGAAGACATGGAGGCTCTAGTCATGAATGACGACCTGAGCATGGACGAGCGCATAGCCTGGGCCAGACGCTCAGGCCTGACCGACGAGCGCATCGCCTTCCTGCTCGCCTGTCCCAAGTACACCCGCACCGGGCGTAAAGACCAGCCCGCCTACATCAAGACCGACAACCCTAACCACCACCTCCAGAAGCTCGGCGACTGCTGGTGGCTGCGCATCCGCCGGCGGAAGACGAACATCGTCCACAACCTGGGCAAAGACCTCGAGACCGCCCGCAAGAACCGCGACGAGATGCTCGCGGCCTATGACGCCGGCAAACCTATCCCACACCTCGACCAATGAGCACCCCTACCCGCTTCGTCGCCTTCGGTGATAACCACGGCGACATGGCTGACGAGAACGCCGTCGAGGCCCTGGTCGAGTTCATCAAGGACTACAAGCCGACCGTGCGCGTCCACCTCGGCGACTGCTTCGACTTCCGATCGCTCCGCCGTGGAGCCGGGCAGGATGCCGAAGGCGCTGAGTCCCTCATCTCCGACATCGAGGCCGGTGAAGCCTTCCTCGAGCGCACCAAGCCAACCGTCTACCTGATGGGCAATCACGAGCACCGCGCCCAAGCCCTCCAGAACACCTCCGGCTCCGCCCTGGTGCGTGACTACTGCGCCGACCTCGAGGCCCGCATCAAGACCGCCGCGAAGAGCTGCGGAGCGAAGACCATCCTGCCCTACCACGCCGAGAAGGGCGTCTACCGGCTAGGTCAGGTCGCCTTTATCCACGGCTACGCCCACGGCTTGAACGCCACCGCCGAGCAGGGAAAGCATTACGCCGACCGCGGAGGCGCGCTGATCCACGGCCACACGCACACGCTCGCCCAGGTCAACTTGACCAAGGCCGAAGGCGGCGCCGCGTTCTCTGCTGGTTGTCTCTGTCAGAAGGACTCCATGGCTTACGCGTCACACCGCCTAGCGACCTCCCGCTGGGGCTCAGGCTTCGCCGCCGGCTGGGTCGACGGCAAGGACTGGAAGGTCTGGCTCGTCCACCGCGTCGGCTCCCGCTGGGTCTGGACAACTGACCTCAAGGTCTTCACCCCGAAGGCCCGATGAAGCGCTTCGACGCCCACGCCCTCGTCGCCGCGATCAACGCAGGAGACACGCCCGAAGGCTGGCACAAGACCATCGAGGTCGTCCGCCTCCTAGGCTATAACACCCGAGCCGGTGTCGCCCTGCCTCTCGCCCGCATCGTCAAGGCAGGCTTCGCCGAACAGAAGACCGTCCGCCGAGGCCGCTTCATCTATCGCCTGTCGCCCAGGTTCAAGACTTGGGCCGCCGCGAAGGCCGCAGCCGAAGCCCTCGAGAAGTTCAAGGCCCCCAAGGGATGGGTCACCCTCTCCGAGTATGCCCACAAACACCGGCGCACCGTCCGCGGCGTGCAATACCGTATCGACGGCATGGCCCTCCCTGTCCGCATTTTCCGCAACCCGCGCTCAGTCCCTTACTACCGCAAGGCCGACCTCGACCGGGTCTGTCGTTAAAACATTTGACGCAGGGCATCCACGCCCCCATCCCTCCCCTCCTCTCTTCTCATGATCCCGCCGAACAACGTCGCCGCGGAACGCCACCTTATCGGCGTACTCCTCCGCGATGCCCTCCCCTTCCCGCCCGACCTCAAGGCCTCCGACTTCTTCGACCCTACGCATCAGGACATCGTGGGGGCCGTGCTCTCCCTAGCCGTCGACGGCATCCCTGCCGACGAACTGACCGTCACCCAGAAGCTGCGCGAGATGAAGTCGCCGGTCGAAGCCGGCACGGTCTCGCTGATTGTCACCGACGCGGGGACGAACGCTTACCGCCCCGAGCACGTCGACCTGATCACAAGCGCCGCCCTGCTTCGTCAGGCCGCAGACGCCGCGGCGAACGCCACCGACCCGGATACCCTCCTCGAGCATTATGCCCGCCTGTCCGAGCAGCGCAAGGCCTCCAAGCGCGAAAAGGACACCGGCGAATGGTTCGACCTCGACGCCCTCGACGCCTTCAACCCGCTCGACGACCCCACCGTCCTCGTCGGCAAGGCCCGCCGCTGGCTCTGCCAAGGTTACGCGGTTTCAATCGTCGGCTTCTCCGGCACCGGCAAGTCGTCCCTCATGATGCAGATCGCGACCTCGTGGGCCCTGGGGCAATCGACCTTCGGCCTGACTCCCGTCCGCCCGCTCAGGACGCTCATCCTCCAAGCTGAGAATGACGGGGGCGACATCGCCGAGGCATGGCAGGGCTCGACGTGCAAGATGACCGAGAGCGAGAAGACCAGGCTCAAGCAGAACATCGCCATCGTCCGCGACACGAAGCACATCGGCACGGCCTTCCCGGCCTTCCTCGAGAACCTCATCGTCAAGCACGGCGCCGAGGTCGTCTGGATTGACCCGCTGCTTGCCTACGCCGGCTTCGACATCGCCGACCAGTCCCTGACCACCGACTGGCTGCGCACGCAAGTCGACCCTGTCCTCAAGCGAACCAAGTGCGCCATGATCTACATGCACCACACGACCAAGCCGAAGTCGGCCGACGACCTGGACACCATGACGCCGTCCCAGCTCGCCTATCTCGGTGCAGGATCCGCCGAGTGGGTAAACTATTCGAGAGACGCCGGGTTCCTCTACCGCACCAAGGGAGAGCCCGCCCGGTACAAGTTCGGCTTCTCCAAGCGAGCCTCCCGCTGCGGCCTTCAGGACATGGACGGCAACTGGGCGAAGTCCGGCTTCGTCTACCTTCAACACTCCCCAGAGGCCAAGGTGCTCCGCTGGGAATACGCCCCGACCGCTGGCTCCGACCCAGCCCCCCAGCGTACCGATTACGGCCACGCTAAGGGGTCTAGGAGTCGTCCTGACTCCATGTAAGGGGTAGGACACCCCTGACCGCCTAAATGACCCTCCAGACCTCTAATCATGACCTCGTCGCTAGGGTATGCAAGTCCGTCTACCCTAGGGTAGTTATTTATACTTCTACCCCCTATGCTGGCGCACGGGGGAAGATAAATAATATTCAGGCCGCACCTTCCCGAGTTAACGCACCATGCCCCGGAAACTGACCCCTGCCCAATTGTCCTACCTTGCCCTCAAGCGCAAGATCTCCGAGCGCCGCAAGTGGCTGTGGAAGCACAAGCGCAAGACCATGGAGAAAGGCCGCGTCAAGGCCACCGTCAGGGCGACCGAAGTCCGCCAGGACGTAAACACCTACCTCCTCGACACCGTCAGGACTTGGCCGGCAACCCTGACCCCCGCGCAGCTCGAAGCCTACCTCCTAGCCCTTCCCTATCACCGCAAGGGAAAGAAGCGCCGCATGAGACGAGACTCCCTGATCCGCCGCCTCCGCCTCCTCGGCCTCATCGATTACGTCCCGAGGACTAACACCTGGCATAACCTTTGCACATTGCCCCCGTCAAAACCTTCAGCACCGTCCGAGATGAATGACAAAGGCCCGACTGAATGACCTGACCGCTCCGGCGGAAGAGGCACGGTCGTTTGACGCGTGGTTTTTCTCTCAGCCGAAGAAGGTGCAAGAGAAGATGCGAAACTCCGGCGTGCTGCCTTACCGCGAGATGGTGCAGTCTCGGCACGTCTTCAAGGTTAAGGACGAGCACACCGCCTGGATGAACACCGGCAAAGATGACCACGTCGAGGTCGATGCGTTTATCTCCCGCGATCTCGTGGCCGTCATGCTCAAGGCCTTCATCGACGCCCTGGCCATGTCGGACTCTTTCGCCTTCCGCCGGCACGTCGAGCTCATCAGATGGGCGCTCAGTCTTCCCGGCTGTCTGTCTTCCCGCGTGATCGCCAGCATGTACGGCCTGAGCCATGAGGCCATGCGCAAGCGAGCCCGGGCAATCCAGTTGGCCGTCAACTCCGATGCCCATGGCTTATTCCCTCACTGCAACTCCAAGCGCGATAAGATGCGCGTGACGTTTGACCGTCATATAGGCTCATAAATTAATGACCGATTGTCATATGCATTTGATTGATGTTTTTCATATCGGATTTGGCACGTCCGCCAACCCCCCTAAGGAATCTCTTTTGGGCGGTTTTCCGCCGCGTTGGACGACACCTGCCCCTCTTTTTTACGAGGGGAAACGAAGGTTTTGACCAAAACAGCAAACGGGGGAACTC